GTATACACTGTCAACCAAAGGACCCATATTAAGATAAATGGAATCGGTATCAGAAGCAATAACATAATCTACATCCTCAGTTTTCAATACCTTATTCAGGTATTTGTTCATTCGGTTCTCAATCCAGCGGATGGAGACTTGACCAGAGAGGGTGATTGCTTCGGCGTTAGCAAGCTTATAGTAGCGAAAGTATTGATTACCAATAGCACCATAAGCAGAGTTAAGTTGAATTTTCCGTGCCATTTGAATGTTGTTACATCTGGCAATTTCTTTTTCAAGTTTTTTAGTCGGAGTCTTTTCATAATCTTGTTTAGCCTGCAACATTTTCTTTTTGTAGATGGTTCGATCCTTGTAGATCTTATCCATCAACTCTGGAAGGAATCCCCGCACATCCTTCCGATACATTGAACCGTTAGCACAAACAGCATTGTTACTATACAGTTCGAAGTTTATCTCCTCATTAAGGATTCTATCAACTGTTGCCGAGGGGTGGCGTTCCTCCAGTAGGGTCTCTGGCGAGATATTGTACTGCATAATAAGATGAGGATACAGACTGTTAAGGTCAAAACTGACCACCCAATCATACTTTCCTGGAATCGGTTCCTTGACATATGCACCTGCATACTTAGAGTCTTTGTCCGAACGAACGATAGGAGGAATAACAATATTCCTCTTCTTCAGATAGTTGTAGATGATGGTATCCCACATACGAACTTGTGAGAACACATCAGCATAGTTCGCTTTCGCGTCATATGCCATAACAATAGCAAGTTCAATGAGTTTCATCTTGTCTTCCATACGGTCAACAAGTTCCACGTCAATGATGTTGTATTCTACAAACTTCTGCCATCCGTTAGTATAGAAGTCTTTAAACGTATCAAACTCAGAGTGATCCAGTTTCTTCTGCCCAAGTTCTACGCTGGCAATGTAGTCCAGACGATAAGACTCTTGTGCTTTGTACGTAAACTTCTTATAAAGATTTAGATAATCAAGTTGGGTAACACCACCAACATCATAAGAAATGTGTTTACGACCAGCGATATACGTTTCCTTTTCAGTAACAAGTCCCCAGGGAGACATACGCTTCATCAGTTTCTCACCAAGGATCCTGTCGATACGGCGCACCAGATACGGCATATCATACAGTTCACTGTTCCAACCAGTGATGACCTCAGGAGTATTATCCTCAATCATCCACCAGTTGATGAAGTCATTCAGGAGTTCATACTCAGTGGAGAAACCTTTATAGATGACGTTCTGCTGTTTATTATTGAAGGGTCCTTGACCCCAGGTGCGGATCTGTTTGGTAGTGTAGTCCTGCACGGTAATGAGGAGAACCTCCTCAGCGGCAGATTCAACGTCTGGGAATCCATTCTCTGACTTAACCTCAATATCAATAGTAGAAATTTTGATTTGAGTTGTATCAAACTTGATTTCTTCTTCAGGATACTTCTCGGAAATATACTGATAGATGTATCTGTCGTTTCCGTAGATCTTGAAGTTATCTACACCATCATATCGCTTGATAAACTCACGACAGTCACGAACAGTTCCAGGTTCAACAGGTTCAACACATTCACCCTCAAGAGTTTTGTATTTTGTCTTCTTTTTAGAGGGCACAAAAAGAGTCGGGTAAAACTTCTCTCGGGTTGCGAAATGACGACCATTTTCGTAACCGCGAACAAGGAAGTGGTCCCCGACCATTTGAACGTTCGTATAAAAGCGCATTATGCAGTGAGTTCTAGATACTTTTCAATAACTGATTGTTTTGGATCTGCAATGGTCAGAATGTCTTCTGCCCGAAGCATCAGTTCTTCCTGGTCAGTAGCATTTGGCCAGGGTTCCATACGGTCTTCATCATAGAAGCGATACGGTTTGATCAGTTTACAGTTGGGGTCACCGATAGCAGCATCGACTTCCTCTACTTCAGATATGATAACATTATCCACATCTAGAAGCAAGCACTTGATAACCTTATCCATTTTTTCTTTCCTCATAAAGTTTGACTACATCATCAACAGGATTGACGACGGTTAGAACAGACCTTGGTGGAAGCAAAACTTCCTCATCCTTAGAGAGAAGAATCCAAGAAGACATTGTAATTTCTACACTAGTCTTATCTTCATCTTCACCCTCTTCAATAAACATAGGTCTGGATGCTGAGACAGCAAAAGGTTTATGAAGGATGTATCCTTGAATACTATCTCCTTTGAACAACTCCTTGACATCGGCAACAAGTTGTTCTCCAGTTTCAAGTATGACCAGTTTGATAGACATTTTGAGTAATAATCTTTAGTAGTATAACACGTCAAACGCCTGGTGGCGTGAAGGTGTGGACAATATGTGGTCTGACCAACGCTGCCCTGTCACGAGCAACCAGAGCATCTATTGAACTCTTATATGTATCTGTCATAATCCTGGGATACAATCCAATCACAATGATGGGGACCAGAAGAGCACTTACAATATAGACTTCACGAGGTTCGGCGTCAACCAGATTAGTATGAGCAATCAGTTCTGCATTCGGTTTACCGTAAAAGATTTCACGAAG